GAAATCCACGTTCACCTTCGGTAACAGATTGATTTTCTTTAATTTTTACACAATCATCTTTACCGTTCTCTGTGCCGTTATAGCGATAACCTACCCAACAGGCCTTGCCGTCGGCACCTTTGATTTTACCTTTTTTAATTTCGGTAACAAATTGTTTATATGTTTTCATGCTGATCTTTCGAAATTGTTTGCACTGAATTCTTTTCTATCTACAATCTTAGATGGTCTGTTGTTTAGAACTGCCACATGTCCTTCTGGTTTAACAGACTTGCCTTTATAGCTATGATGGAATGCGTAATCTGCACCGCTCAAAGTATGACCTAAAACATTCTTCGCGTTTTGTAAGTGTTTATGAATATCAAAAGTAGTTTTAAACTCTTCTGTATGATTGTCAATATGATCCGTTGCTTTATTTAATGTTTCAGTTTTAGCAGCTTTTGCCTTGTCTGTTTTAACTTTATCTACTTCTTTTTGTAGTTTGTTTGTTACATGGGCTTTATATCCCGCAACACTCGGAGTAGAATTAGTTCTAACAGTCTGATTAATATAAGTCTTTAAATGTTCTTTATGTGGCTCATTGCCACCTTCGATATGGGAATACGACTTTAACTTATTGTTTGCCTCAACTGCTTTCTTCATATGTCCCTCAAACGTCTTTTGTGCGTCTGGTGTATAATTGGCTGAAGATGGTTTGAAAGATGTATCAATCATATGAACATCAGAATGTTTACTAAAATTTGATATATCTGCGTTATATTGTGCCTTCATATCTTCTAGCTTGTTGCCTTGATATGCAGTATGAACCGCTACACCAATCTTAGCTGCTTTTGCTTTTGCAGCTTCAGGCGTACCATTCTTGGCAGAATATGTAATTGTGTTTGGCTTAAAGTGAACTGATCCTGCAGAAGATTCCAAATCTCCTTGAGAATTTGTTTTACTCTTAACACCTGAGTGCATAATGTCACCCTGGTACACTCCACGATTAGGAGTTACTTTTTGTAAATGATGTAGAGCAGCAGTTAATTTATTTACAAGACCAGGGGCATGACCATGATTCTGTTGTATGTCAGATTCAGTATAATTTAATTTTGGATTTTTATTGAATACAGATTTAGATGCAACGAAGAATCTACCTGATTCTGGGTGGTGTCCAAAAATAACTGAAGGCGAGCCATCATACTTTGTTGATATAGATACAGATGATTTTTTGCCTTGTAGAGCACGATGTGTTTCTTGAAGGGTATTAAATGCGTGTTTAAACCCTTCTTCACCAGCATTGATAGGATGATCTTCAGCGTGCTCTAAGTGTGTTAACTTTTCTTCACTTGTAGATTCTTTTAGGTAAGACGTAAAGGAGAACATATTAATCTCCTGATGTCTGACCAGATCCCTTTAAAGCACTCATTGGATCGCTCTGCGAATTGAACTTAACAGATTGTCTTCCAAAAGTCTTGCCTTTATATTTAAAATGCACAGATGCACCGCTATGATGTACTTCAATATTCTCAGGGTCATTATAGATGTGATTGTGGTGTGTACTTGGGTCAATAGAATGATAAGCATTTTTACCACCGCCGGAGACATATGATGTATGTCTTAAATGACCATGGCCTTCAGCCTGCATAGGTGTAGGTTCAGAATGTAGAACTTTCTTAATATGGTGTGCTAAATCTTCTTTTGGCATTGCTTGCAACTTGCTGTGCAAATTCTTAGCTACATTTTCAAGTGTTACTCTGTTTTTACTCTTAATATCTTCTGCTATATGAGGATTGGATTTTAGAATCTCTTTTCTTTCGCCTGCATTCTTTGCAGCTTTTAGAACAGGGTGCTTCTTAAGAATTGCTTTTCTATGGGTATCTAATATTTCTTGTCCACCGTGCGTTGATTCTACACCAAAATTAGATACGGGGACATGCTTAGTTCCACTATCGGTAACTTTTAAACTAACACCGTGATGCTTAACTTGCTTGCCTTTTTTACTAGAAACAACGATATCAGAGGCATCTTCTTTTTGCGATGCGGAAATCCCGGTTGCTCTTTTTAAGTCACCTGGTTTAGATGTCCATTGAACGTCATGTACTTTATGTCCAGCTTGTTCTACTTTTTGCTTAATATCAGCCGCCGCGCCTTTTGCACGCTCATTAATCTTATTATATTCTTCGTGACTGATACTAGCTTTTAATTTGTTGTGCGCCTCTTCTGGACTATCTCCAGTAACGTCTTCGTGTCTGGTCATATGTTTGCCACCGTGTAGGTGATAACCAGTTAGTAATTCGTGTAATTTGCCCTTTGTGTCAGCTGAAGCTTTGCCTTCTGCGGCTTCTTCTGCTAGATACTCTTCGGTAAGGGCTTTAATATATGCGTCGATTTCTTGGTCAAGTTCGAAATATTCGACAATAACATTATCTACATCGTTGCGCAAGTCTTTAAATTTTTTCATTTTTCGTCCATTTAAATGAATTATACTAATATTATTTATATAAGTAGGATTTACGAAACACGTAGGAAACCGGCGAATTTCTCCGCCGGTTTGTTGTTTTATTAGATGTTATTATGCCATGCTTTAATTACCGGATGAAGTATTTCATCGGTGTAGTCCATTTTCATGGTGTTAACAATTGCCAGGATGATCTGGATATTGCCTTTAACATAACCCTTTTTAGAGTTAATGCGATCCACACTGGGACGAAAAGGATTGCGATTTCCTTTTGTCCCCAATTCCATCTGGAATGGAATTTTCGTAATAGCACATTTACCTTCACAGGCATTGAACTTACTCTGAATATATTGCGGAGTAAGATTAAACGTCATCTTACGACCTTTCTTTTCGTGAGCAGCAACACGATTCTTTAAAGCAACAAATTCAGTAATACCAAATTTGTCAGGGGCAGCCTTTTTAGCTCTATTCGCCGCGCGAGTTTTCACGCGAATCGCTTCTTTTTGCTCGGGTGTAAGATTTTTCTTTTTCTTCTGGTAATCCCATTTACCAAAAGCCGTTGCAATGGCATCCTCTTCGGTTGTCAACGGTCTTGCATCTAGTCGCCTAATCTGATGCAGGCGTTTAGCTTCTTTACGAACTTTCGGATCTTCAAAATTATACGTCATAATTAACCTTGTGGATCATTTTATCACCCATGTGACTATTAACGCTTGCTCTTGAGAGAGCGTCATACTCAGCTTGAGTAATTTGTCTAGTAGATACAATAGTTTCTCCTAGATATTTTTGATCCAATTCTGCAGCTTCTTCCATTACGACTGTGTCCTCAGCGTGTTCTTCTGATAAACAATCAATAACATAATAGTGTCTGAATGTGGTAATAGTTTCAACGACAAATAATGACATAATATAAACCTAATAAAATTCCGCTGACGCCTTGCGGAAACACTTTATCTAAAATAGACTGGTCGGAGTGCTCGTTCTAATTTAAATTAGAATGCGTCGCTACCGTGCAAAGCGTAAGCAGAAGCTACCATTGCGCGAGAAGGAGTGCCAAGACGGTAAGCAATTTTACCATTCTTTGTGCTGTTAGTGTAAACAGCGTAACCGTCTGCACGGAGTTCGCTGATACGAGGACGGATGCTGTCCTCTTTGCTGTTGGTCAAGCCTGCGATTTGTGCAGGTGTGAATTGACGACCAGATTTAAGAATATTCAAAACACGCTCTTTAAGCATATTAATCTCCATTATACAAAATAACCGCTTCAGAAAAATATACGATAATGGCGGTTGATTCATTATCGGATATACATTATTATAACAGAAATATTACATTCTGTCAACCGTGTTACCGAGGTTTTTTGACCTTTTTAAGATACTCAATTCCAATTTTACCCTGTTCAATTTCATTCAAAGCAGTTACTATTGGTTTATTTACAGTATCAATCAATGGCTTATATCCACGTTTTAATTCTCTTGCTCTTATAGATGCAATAAGAACCAAGTCATATCGATTGCCAATCATTTCAACTGCTGCTTGGGATGTGTATCTAGCTGTCATATTTACCTTTATTAAATGGTGCGCTCGGAGGGACTCGAACCCACGACCAAGGGATTATGAGTCCCCTGCTCTAACCAACTGAGCTACAAGCGCGTTGTTTCTATTAAAAAAATGGTACGAGGGGCGGGATTCGAACCCGCAAGGCTTGCGCCGTCAGATTTTAAGTCTGATATGTAGACCGTTCCATCACCCTCGCGTTTGTTTATCCCTTGTAATCTACATTGATTTCAGACCAAGTGCGTAGCTTATCGAATTTTCTTTGTTTAAACTGAACTACATTACTATAAGAAATAACTTTATGAGAATCTAGTAAATCAATCATTGCTAGAACATCACCTAATTCTTCTTCAAGATGGAGTGTATTTGTTTTGTTTGGGGTATCTGGATGGGTATCAAACAATCCGAATCGAAATACTTTCGATGTTGCTTGAATTACTTCTGCGCATTCTTCTTGTAAAATCTGAAGAATTGCTGCTTGATCTTTATTAAGTTCGCTCATATTGTCACCTTAAAAACATATTATAACAGATTATTTATATTGTGTCAAGCATATTCGTAGTTTACGGTATCCAAATTCTTTCTAAATTCGGTTGCTCCGTTTTTAATATGAAAACGTCTTGCCATTTCGGTTGGTGGACTTAAAGTAACAAACCGTTTAATGTGTGGTTTATTTTGAACTATATCGTTTCTTGCTTTGAATATAAGATCACGCCCTGAACCCGGAGAATAACTCCAGATAGTGTAGAATATAACAGTAGATGGTGCCGTAGAAGTTTTAAATAATTCAGAACAAGATGTGGGAATTTCATCCATATAAGCAACACAAACTACTGCCTGTGGCTTGTCATCTTTCATTAAAATTAATATTTCTCTATTTTCGCTAATTCTAAAGTCTACAGGAATCTCGGGACGAACAGGGTCGTCCTTGATTATGTTTAATATTGGATCAGATAAACTCGATGGTCTGTATAGCATGATTATGTCCACGGCGAAAATTGAATAGGCTTATAATCATATTTATACATTATGCCTTATAATTTTCGTTATTTATAAAAATATTTTTGGTGCCCAATGTCGGATTCGAACTGACGACCTACCGCTTACAAGGCGGTTGCTCTACCACTGAGCTAATCGGGCAACTCTTAAGCTGCTTGCTGGTATGCTAAAATTTCTTTTAATCTATCAGCACAATACGTTGCTGCAAATGCTTGCGGCTTAACCATAGGTACAACATTACAAGTACCTTTGATATAACCAACTGCTTGTTGAATCACAATAGAACTGTTATGTTTGATATCTGGGTTAATATCCAAATGGATTTCAACTTCTTTATCCTCAATACAATCCACAATTTTGTGGTACAACTCTGCAACTTTATAAACTTCATTCATTAGACGCATGGAAGGCCTCCCCGCTTTTGCGTCATAGTCTAGCTCGGTTTGCACCTCGCCAAATATCTTACAACCGTGACGTCCATCGATGTGTACTACGATTGCAAGAGTATAATCAGCATACCATTTTCCATTACGCTTTAATCGTTCGGAGTCTGCTCCGATATAGATTTTAGTCTCGGGGGACTGAGCTTGGATAAAAGACTTTACTTCTGCAATATTGATTTTTCTCATAATACACCTTAATGGAGCGGGAGGCGAGAGTCGAACTCGTCTATTTCTGCTTGGAAGGCAGACGTGTAGCCAAAAACACTTCACCCGCATTGGCATCCCCCAAGAGACTCGAACTCTTACTAACGGTTTTGGAGACCGTCGTGCTGCCATTACACTAGGGAGAATCATTCATTGATCAAATTTTTCGGCAATTGATCTACTTCATATAAGTTATTATCTTCATTAAATCTTACAACTTCTGTAAGAACTTGTTCTGTTTTATCTTCTTGTTTAAAGATTGCGTCATAATTAGCATGAAATTCTTCTAAATTTGTTGGACGCTGTTTACTGCCTTTTCCTGACATTTTGCACACTCCTGTAAAGTTGGACCGCCCGAGAGAATTCGAATCCCTAACCTCTTGGTTCGTAGCCAAGTGCTCTAATCCAATTGAGCTACGGGCGGATATTATTATATATGGTGGTAATGGTAAGAGTCGAACTTACACCTTGCGCCGTATGAAGGCGGTGCACTACCATTATGCTACATTACCGGTACCAGCGGAGAGACTCGAACTCTCTCAAGAACGCTAATCTGGCGCTAAAAGGTGTATAAGACCTCTCTGACTACCCAGTCTCGCTGGCATTAATATGGTGGAAAGTGTGGGAGTCGAACCCACTCACCGGTTTAATCCGATGACAGATTAGCAATCTGCTGCATTACCATCCTGCCCACTTTCCGATCTGGAGGAAACGGTGAGATTCGAACTCACGGACCCTTTCGGATCGCTAGTTTTCAAGACTAGAGCCATAGACCACTCGACCACGTTTCCGAAATTATTGGTGGGTGGGAGTGAGAGTCGAACTCACATTACGCGGCATATACATCCCCGTTTTTAACCAATTAAAATATCCCAACCCATTGGGCAGAAGTATGAGGATCGAACTCATGATAGCGGAATCACAACCCGCGGTTTTACCACTAAACTAACATCTGCATTGTTCTTTATATTTTTGACTTAAAGCCGAATGGGCAGTTTGATTCTTTTTTTGCCCTTGACAGCTCTCGGTGTTGACCGTACCACATAACTTTCTGTCCATACGATCTTGTCATATCTCCATATTCCTGATCTGAAATAAGATGACATTTAATGTCAACATCAGATTCTGTGATAGGAATAAGTTGTACCAAAGGTTCGCCTGCTTTAAAATTTGTGACAGAACCTTGTTTTACAAACATATTAACGTGTGTGTCATGTTGTGTCTGGTAGTCTACTACCCCTGACAAAATATGCACGTTCGTATATCTTTCGGTGTTTTGATAATCAACTTGATTCCAAGAAAAATTAACACCAGACTTTTCACGTATCAACCATGGACTACGAAGCTTGATATGTTGATATCCTTTGTATAAATTATCCCAATACATCCAAGATGGATGCGATGATGTGTCTTGTTGCATTGTTTGCATTGGATCTACAATATTGTATGTTCCGTCATGCAATACTTCAATACCAAAATCGCTCCAGGATGGCAGAATAAAACCTGTGCTAAACAAGTTGCCTAACGCATAACATCTTTTTGCTGTGCTTACAGACACCGTCATATTTGTTCTGGGGTTTGCGTCTGCTTTTAATTCTTCAAAGGCAGGCAATGATTTCCATTCATTAGGAATAAATTTGTTTGCTTTATCAATTTTAAATAATTCGTAAACCGCAGGAATATTGACAAAACAATCTACTACTAATTTTTTTCTTTTAAACAAAAACATATTAACCTTAATAACTACACCATATAGAAACACTCTTGTTTGGATTCGAACCTTGTTCTAGTATTGTCTATCTGCGCTTCCCACAGTGCTGACAAGAGTGCTTTTATATGGTACGAGTAGGGGGATTCGAACCCACGACCAATAGATTAAAAGTCTACTGCTCTACCAACTGAGCTATACTCGCATTATGTTGCCTTCGCAAAGCTTTATTGCTTTTACGATGGACTCCCGCTTTGCGTTGTAATGCCAAAGCAACGAAGCGATTACGTTGCTTGACGATCATCTTAAGTTTCATTACTTTCTCCTAAAAATGGAACAGGGCCCTGGACTCGAACCAGGAACGACAGAGTCAAAGTCTGTTGAGTTACCATTACTCCAACCCCGCCTGTGTTTGGTCCGGCGTAGAGGAATCGAACCTCTATTGACTGCTTAGAAGGCAGCTGTATTATCCGTTATACTAACGCCAGCTAATTTTATTCTTGTACTGCAAGAATATCTTCTTGGGAAATAATTCCCATGAATAGGTCGCCTTCTTTTACGACTTTAGATTTTGTCCACATTGGGTAAACAATATCTCCAACTTTAACCTCAGTAACTTCTGGACCAATCGCAAGAACAGTCCCCGCTCTTGTGTTATCATCCATACGGGCTTCGCCTACAAAAATACCGCTTTCGGTTTCTTTTGGCTTTTCATTTTCAATTACTAATACTTTATCATGCAGAGGTTTATAGTTCATATAATCTTTCTAAAATTTTGTTTGGTGCATCGTGAGAGACTCGAACTCCCGACAGCCTGCGTGTAAGGCAGATACTCTACCAACTGAGTTAACGATGCGATTGGTGGAGGTGACAGGGATCGAACCTGTTGTGACATAAGTCGGAAGATTTACAGTCTCCTGCCATACCATTACGGCGGCACCTCCAATGGCTGGCCAACCTGGGCTCGAACCAGGGACAACTTGATTAACAGTCAAGTGCTCTACCAACTGAGCTATAGGCCAATAAAAATTACGCTTTCGCTTCTTTGCGTGCGTTCTTTTCTGCAGTGATTTCGTTGCGTCTAGCTTTTACAGCTTTTGCAAGTTCACCCAATGCCTTGCGGGCGCGAGTCCCGGCAGCACTATTACCTTTTTCGAATTTATCGTTCTCAGCAAGATATGCCTCGAGATTTGTTTTGATGTCTTCAGTTGAGTTCATAATTTTCCTTATGTTAAAAAATGGTCGGAGTACAAGGATTCGAACCTTGGACCCCCTGGTCCCAAACCAGGTGCGCTACCAGACTGCGCTACACTCCGAATTATTTATATGGTGGAGGAGACAGGGATCGAACCTGCGACCTATTGCTTGCAAAGCAACCGCTCTCCCAACTGAGCTACACCCCCAATTTAAAATATACTTTTGCAATACATTTTAAATTGGTGCCTAAGGAGAGACTCGAACTCTCAAAATTTGGCTTCTAAGACCAACACGTATACCAATTCCGTCACCTAGGCAAATGCTCTGCGTCCTCCGGCGGTAATTATAGTACAGAAAAATATGACGCTATCATATCCCTCACGCGTACCTTCCACCCGCTTCCCGACAAGGACCGCTCTCGTGCTGCCAACGGCCTTTCGGTTTAAAGACTACCACCCGTAAGTTACGAACTTACTTCACTTTCTGCGGGTCACAGTAGCCAGACGTTACTCCGGCGGGTTTTAAAATGGTTGGTCCCACTTTGAGGTGCCATTTAACTTAGACTGTCTTTATGCATTTATAGACTAAGACCATAACTTGGCGGTCTGTAGGGAATTCGAATCCCTCCTACAAGCGTGACAGGCTCGCGTGCTTACCGCTAACACTAACAGACCAACTTGGGATAAGCTACTTGCTTCCACGCAAGCCCTTAATTGAGCGGTTACTCTGTCCATCTCATTTATTCAAAGTCTGTGTGCAGTGAGATTCTGCCTATCAGAGCCTGCGAGGGTATTTTTAATCCTCACGCTAACGGTTTTCTGCCACCGGATCTCTGTCGCTAATCAAACGCTATTTTAACGAAAATAGTAACGGGATTTTTAAATTATGTCTTATTATAACACCTTAACACACTTGTGTCAAGCATTATTTGGAACCTGGGGTCAGATTTGAACTGACGATCTTACGGATTTGCAATCCGTTGCATTTGACCACTCTGCCACCCAGGCGTAACCATTATTTTATACACTTGATAATGCACAAAATAATGGCGTCCCGTACCAGATTCGAACTGGTGTACTTACCGTGAAAGGGTAATGTCCTAGGCCTCTAGACGAACGGGACAATTGGTATCCAGTAGAGGTAACGCTCCTCTGTCTTTCGATTATCAGTCGAGTGCTCTACTATTGAGCTAACCGGATACAATGGTATGCTAATTTATTAAAGAACTTAGCTTAAATAACGATCTATTTAAACTATATTATAACATC